CCGGTAAAGGTTGCCATTCACTTCATTGGTCTTGAACGAGTTCGGAATGAAGTTACACAGGTATTGCTGACGTGTTCCCTGATCAATCACCAGATCCGCATAAAATGAGGCTGGTTTATTCTGGTAGACCCGCCAGAACGCCATCATTTTATTGAAATCGGTTTTACTTAAATTCCAGTTCACATCAACAATGTGGCTATTACGTTTTACATCGATGTAATAGCGACCACGACCGCCATCCATCTGCTGACGTTTCACATCATCACCCGGTGTTACGCCATAGCCGCTGGTCTGAGGATTTAGCTTTAACTTGTACATAACTTTCCTTTAGTCAATAAAAAACCGACCTCATAATGGGTCGGTATAAAAGTATCTTTAACAACTAAAGTCTTGATATTTCTTCAGATATCTGACTAGATTCATGTAAAATATAGTTTATTAATTTATTTGAAATCGTTAGGTGAAGATGATAGTCAGCTGTTGTTCTAAACCTCTTTAATTTTTGTATTCGATTTTTGATTTCAGCAGCTCTTTTCTGAATCATTACAGACGTTGAACCCGCAGGGTAACCACTAAGTCTGCTATAGACTTTTTCATGAGCTCCACATTTTGTGTTTGTTACTGGCCATAATAGTCGTTGTTCTAAATGATGCCGGACTTCATAAAAAGCATGGTAATAAGCACGCCCTATAATATTCCTTTTGTGGCATTCATCATATTTTGTGGAATTACCTAATAGCTCATAACAGTAATTTAGAGTATCTGTAGTAGCCATTTTTCAATCCACGCCCACTTCATAAGGAATAATAAAATATGAAAGTTTATTCAGTTCATCAATTAAGCCCTCATCATAGCATTTACTAAATATTTCTGAATTCATGGCATCAATCTCATCAAAACTTCTATCGACATAAAGCAATATCAAAAATTCATCATCAATAAAACTATATTCATATTTTCGGCACCTAACATTCCTAGAGTTAAAGCATTTAAAAAGAATTGAACCGATATGTTTCAAGACACTAGAATCAATTTCTAGTTTATTTTTAATTTCAAAAAGCTGAATAAATTCATTAAAGTCTTCCTTTTTAAATCTTTTATAATAATTTAAATCATCTTTTAAAATTCCGTCTAGAAAATAAGTTATAGGTTTGAAGTCTATAGGAATAAAACTTTCTAAGGGTAAATTTTGTTTACTACACAAACTAATAATTTTATCAATATTTTCATTAGCGCCAGAAAAATCTACTGAGCTAAGAAAAACAAAATAAAGATTCGATAAAATCGATACACTATTGCTAATTTTCAGTACTTCTCGAGCGTATTGATGCGCAAGAACAGGATTATCAAAATACATTTCAATAATACTATTGCTTAATAAAAACCAATCTAGTGGCTCAGTTTCTTTAATATCATTAAGCAACCGTTTACATCTAAAATACTGAAATTCACTTATCGATCCAGTAGGAACAGCAGAGTTAATAATATCGGTTACTTCTGATGACTTAGTTTTAGGAACTGGAGGAAGCATAAGAATATTCACCAATTTTTTGAAATTTTGTCCTAATTTATTTAAAAAAGCTACCTCTAAAGGTAGCTTTTAAATTAACGATTCCGTCTTGCTGTCGTATTCTCAGTCAAAGACCGACTAATAGTTGAGTTTGGATTACCGATTTGATCACTAACAAGTTTCGGTACCTTTCTTGGAAGCTGCTTATCCAGTTCATCTGTAACAATGATCCGGACTGTTTGCTCATCCAGTTGTTCAGCTTCAACTGTCGCTCCACTCACCTGATTAATCACTTCAATTTTGAAATTGATTGTCGGTGAAGCAGGCTCAATTGAAGGCATAATCTCAGCTTGAGGGCGTGAAGTACGTCCTAAAGTAAAATCCTGAACATCATCCAGATTTGATCGATCCTGAACTAAACCATTGGATGAGAAGTAGACCTTGCCATCGTGGTATAGATCAGAAGTTGCTGAAGTAGGTACGTTGCCATTGCCCTTATAAATTATCTGGCCATCTTGAATGGGTTGATTAAAGATGTTCGAGATTTCTTTGCTCTGGTTAAAAATCCTTGAGCTCTGGTGGGCCCGATTCAAGATACTCTCAAAAGTGGTATGGTTTTGAGCATAGTTAGAAACAAATGATTCTGGACTTGTCGCCCTTCTCATCTGTTCAACTTTATCAACACCACCCCATTTTTTAATATCATCTTGGGACCAAACAATTTCTCCTTTATGCACGGCACCAGCAATCTCATATTTCTTACCTTTGCCTGTATATCCTCCATCTGCAAAACCATTGTCTTTGAAGATAGAAACTTCTTTCAGCAATTCTTTCTCAGCATTCTGCACGGTACTGTTTGAAACATTACTATTCAGAACTTTTGAGTTAGAAAGGTTAGATATATTTGAAATCGACTTGTTGTCATTAAATGCTTTTGAACTCAAGAAAGAACGGTTAAAAACATTCTCTATTGAAGTGTTGTTCTGTGCATGATTATTGATAAATGCTTCAGGGTTTGCACTCTTACGCATTTTCTCAACTAAACCAACTCCACCCCAGCGTTTAATATCTTCTTGGGACCAGACCACCTCTCCTTTATGGACAATACCAGCAGGCTGATATTTCCCACCAGATCCAGTGTAACCACCGTCAGAGAAGCCGGCTATAGTTTGTCCAGCGATCAGACCAACATTCGCCATCCCCATCCCAAGCACAAGGTTGGCTGCTGTTGATTTGCTAATTACATCCAAATACCACGGACTTGCTAGAATCTGGTTATACGCCTGTAACGCGCTAATTGTGGCTGAGCCAATTGCGAATGCTTGCTGTGCTATATACATGCCCTTGTATATACCAGATTGCTCGCCTGCTGCATTTTTAACAATTCCAGTCATATTTGACCAGTAGCCACTAAGCTGACTTGTTAAGCTATCAAGTTGCCCCAATTGGGTTTCAAAAAGTGAGCTATTCAGGTCCCGTTCATCTTGAGCATATTTTTCATCCAGTGCTTTTCTGGATTGTAAATATTGCTCTCGCGCTGCCAATAATTGCGAGCTCCTCTGTTCCTCATCAGCAATTAGATTAATACCATTAGTTTGGTCTATATATGTATTTAATAGCCCTCCTGCATCAGTTGAATACCGATTTTGCAAATCCCATTGAGCATACCCTCGCGGGTCATTTTGTTGAAATACTTGTTGTGAAGCATTAAAACCGCTCTGAAAAACCTTATCCGATGCGCTATCTAAAGTCTGAAATTGCCCCATATTATTAGCGCTAAGCAACCCAGCTTTTCGCTTCTCATCTGCAACTTTTTTAATCTCATCCAGCTCAATCTGATATCGCCTTATTGCCAGCTCAGTTTCACCCATGTATGAGCTTTTCGCCTCAAGTAACTGTTTTTCGCGAGTCGATTGTATAAGCTCAAGTTCTTGCTGTTTTTGCTGTTCCAGGCCATCTAAAGCAACCTTTCTTTGATCTTCAGAGAGTTTGCCTTCAGCAACTAATCGCAAAGAATTGGTTTTATATGTGTAATCAAGTTTTTGTTCTTCAGTCCACTTATAACCATTTACTTCAAAATCTTGCTGAAGTTTGGCGAGTTCATCTTGAGCTTTATATCGCTCTTTGATTTTAGGAATTAAGGCTGTTTGACCCGTTTGTTGCGCAAGGTTAATTTCTTCGTTACGAGCCTTGGTTCGCTTCGCTTGCTCCTCCTCATATTGCTCTTGAAGGTTTAGACCTTGCTTAACTAACTCTAAACGTGCCTTGATTTGCTCTCCATAGGCTCTATCGCTATCACCATCGGATAAACCGCCTTTGCCAACACCACCAGCAATGATATCGGAATACCTTGAAACCTTAGCTACATACTGCGAAACCTCCTTATTTCGCTCTGCACTGCCTTTAACCTTGCCAGTTTTAGTAAACTGTCTTGCTCCACCCTCACCTGCATTATGGGAAAGTATTGCCTGAGCCAAGTCACCTGTTTTTTCATAAACCTTGGCGATATTATCAATTACAATTTTGCCCGACTTTTCCAAGTCATAACTATCAGCAACAGACATATTGTTCTGTTTACGATAACCACTGGTTGTTTGAAAATATCCTATTGCACCAGTATGACTCTTAGCTTCTCGAATACCTTTAGATTCTTGAGCCAATAAGCCTGCAATTACACTTGATGGTATCCCTTTGCTTTCAGCATATTTACCTAAACCACTCGATTCAATTAAAGCAGCAGATCGCTTGGCTACTTCCAATTCAGCTTGTGTGATTTTAAGTTTTTTCTCACTTTCCTTGGTTTGCTTTCTGCTAGATTCGGTAATACTTTCTTGTAAGTCCTTGGCTTCCTTCTGCTTCTTATACCAAGCCTCAAAAATTGCAGCTTCCTGACTAGTTAAACTTCTAGTCATCGGAATTTTATTGTCGGTATAAAACTCTGATGCCGCACGCGCCTTATCAAGACCCTTTTCGCCACCACCAAATGCCTTAGTGTTTTTTATAAGAAAATCATTTTTCAGAATATCTTTGTTGGCGTTGTCTCGTAACTTATTTAACTTTTCTTGAGCAGCGACTTGGTTGTTTAATTCATTTGTTTCTCCTTGTTGAGCAGCAAGTACAGTTTGATGTTGCTTTAGATACTCATTACGCAAGTCATTCTGTTTCTTTAGCTCTGCATTAGCCTGATTCAACGCAATTTTAGACTGATCCGTTTTAGTAGCATAATCCTGTAACCCCTTGATATTTTCAGCAGGAATTTTGGCTGTACTATTGAACTTACTCACAGCATCAGTTGCTGAAATTTGATTTAAAGAATATGCCTGAATTACCTTATTCAACGATTTAACTTGTTCTTCGCTACCACCATTTAACCGAATGAATTCCACTTGTGCTCGTAATGAATCAAGCATTTGTGTTTTCATGTCAGTGAAATTTTGAGTAGCGACTTTTGTTAAGTTTGTTTGAATTGTTAATTGCTTAATTGATTCGGCCGTTACCTCAACATGTTGTCTAGAAGTAGCATTTAAGAGTTTTAGAGCAGTATTACCCTGCTCAATCTTATTTTTTGATTCTGCTACTGCACTAGAGAACTCAATGAGTTTATCAATTTGAGTCTGACTAAAACGACCAGATGAAATCATCTTTTTTAAGAGATCACCTGCATCGCTTGCACCTGTAGCAATAGACTTAATGGCATTTTGATAATCTTCATAATCACTGCCAGATAATTTAAATAACTCCTTTTGGATATAAGCAAAACGTTTGATAGCTCCACTAGCATCATCAATTGCATCATTTTGCTGCTCAATCTCTTTGCGTAACCGCACACCCTCTGTTAATGCTTGCACAGTATTTAACTTTATGTACTTATCCGTTAAATCACTAACTGAGTCAGATTGTGTTGCAAGAGACTCTTTTACTTCATCCGAACTACTGCTTAGTAAATAGAAAGATGCGGCTGTTGCTGCAATTGCTAAACCCATTGGGCTAAAAATCGCCATAAGCGCTGACTTTGCCAAAGCTAAACGACTTGTAGCAACAGATTGCGCTGTTAAGGCTGCTGATAATCTTGCAGATGATGCTGATTGAGCTGTTTCTGCGGCAGCAACCTCTAACGCAACTTGAGCTTGTAATCGTCCAAGCTGAGCCATTCGTGTGATGGTAGCCGTGCGACCTTGTTCAGTGATTTGGGCTTTTAAACGAACTTTTTCGAGTTCTATTTCTGCCATGATCTGAGCATGAGTAGCTTTGATGTTCGTTAGTGTCACCTGCGTACTTTGTGCTTCGGCAAGCGCAGATTCCACTTCAGCTTTTGCTGCTGCAATATTTGCATTACGTTCAGCAATTGTGGCAAACACTTGTTTGGTTGACGCAGCAATACTCGCTTGTACAGCAACCGTTTTTGTTAAAACGGCTTTTGTCATTAAGCCAATACCTATGGCAAATGCACTGTCTGCAATTAAATTCAAATTATTTGCTAGTAACTGAATCGATCCTGATAAAGCCTGTGCTGCTCCACTTCCTTTGCCAGCCTCTCCTACAAATTTAGTAATTTCATTATTAAGTAAAGTTAAAGATTGACCAATTGTAATATCAGTTTTAGCAAAAAGAGCATCAACTTCATCTTGGACATTTTTAAGTGCTTTAACGATTTCCTGTGAAGTGATTTTTCCTTCAGCAGCTACTGAACGCAACTCTCCTACGGTAATCCCCATACCTTGAGCAATAGCTTTTGCTAGTGCTGGTGTTTGCTCCATTACAGAGTTAAGTTCTTCACCACGTAATGTGCCGCTTGCTAAAGCCTGCCCAAATTGGACTAAAGCTGCATCAGCAGCTTCTGCGCTTGCACCACTGATCGCAACTGCTTTTGATACTGTTTCAGTTAGTCGAGCAGTGTCATCCATAGTGAGATTTAAGGTTTTGGCATTATCACTAAAGCGTTGGTAAACCTGTAAAACTGAATCCCAAGCAGAATAGGTTTTTTGAGCAATTCGGAAAGTGTCTTCCGTTGCT